CGTCGGGTTCGACAGCGACTGCCAGCCTCCGATCTTGCCGGGGAACCCCGAACGGAACCGGATCTTGTCCCCAGCGTAGTACCCGCCCTTGTTGGCGTAGCTGGTCGACTCGCGGTTGATACCGGGCATCAGCCGGATTTCTTGAAGGGGCATGGCGTTCTCTTACAGAGTGTCTTCCCAACCGGAGCAGGTAAACAGTCCACCGGCATTAGATGCCCAGTACACGTTCGTGGATTCAAGCAACATGTTCACGGTGTAGTTTCCGTTACCGCTAACCCAAGCAAACGTCGGATTGCTGGTCGAGGTGTAGCTGCCGTAGTTGTTGTTCGGCGCTACCATCAAAACGTTACCCGTATAGTCTTTTATAACCGTCTTGATTGTGTTAGCTGTTGGAGGAACATAGCTGCTTACTGACAATGCAGCCCAAAGAGGGGTGCTTATGTCCGCACCGGGGGAAGCACCCGAAGCCATGATCGGCATATTTGGTACATTGCCCGCCGTTTGCACACAATACTGGACGTTACGATCAATCTGCCGGAACGACAGCGGGTACTTGTTGGTCGTTCCGTCGGTGCGAATCCAACCTACACGCGCGTAGTAGGTGTACCCGGACGGGAGCGTCGGGGAAGTAGAACTCGCTGAAACAAGGCTCGCAACCGTTGCGCTGGTGGGGTTGTAGATCACCCATACGGAGTACCACGTAGAAGCGGACAGTGAGCCAGTATCAAGTCCGTTGGCCCCGCTGGTCGAAGAGTCTGCTGTCAGCGTCCCGGAGCGCACCGTAACGTACGAATTGCTTCCGTTCTCAAGTGCAAGCTCATCGTAACTGATGGAGACTTTGGCGTTCTGTGTGGTCGTTACCGTACCAGCAACAGTCTGCGAGCCGGTCGTGGTGTTGTTGAACGTGACCGAAGAGGTCGTGCACGCCGTGACTTGGTACGTGCCGTTGTACCCAGAGGGGGTGACCCCAGCAACTGTAACGTACGAGTTAACCGCGTACGGAGCTGCCGTCTGCGTGGCAAAGCTGATCGTTGCCGCCGTTCCAGTACCGCTAGCGCCAGTCGTCGCAAGTTGCGTAATAACCGGGTTTGCCGAGAGTTGCAGGTTGCGGTACTTGCCGACGATCTGGCCACCGCTGATAGGCGTAGCGACCCATTGGGTACCATCGCTTACAGGCGCAGTACCAGCTGCACCGGGGGCCAACGCTTGGATTGCGCCTGTTCCGTTTCCAACAAGCAGTGCGTTTGCGGTCAGTGTTGCATCGCCGGTGCCGCCCTGTGCCACGGACAAGGCCGTGGTCAGGCCCGTCAGGCTGGTGATGTCGCTGTTGGCTCCAGAGGCTGCTGCGCCAAGACTTGTACGCGCGCCCGCAGCAGTACTTGCATTGGTTCCACCCTGCGCAACAGAAAGCGGGCTTGAAAGCGACAAGGAGCCGACCGTAAGTGATGCAATGTAGTTCACCGCGCTGACAATATCAGTGCCGTTACTGACGAGCCACATCTTCGCGCCGTTGGGCACCGAGACACCGGTTTGCCCGGACACCTTGACCGTGACCGCATAACCGCCCGTGGTCGAGTTGGTGATCAGGTAGAGCTTGGTGTTCGCCGGGACGACCAGATTCCGCGCAGCCGTTAGCGTACCGGTGCAGACAATCGCCATGTTCCGGGCCACGCCAGACGCGCCGTTCGGAATGGTGATGACGGTGTCAGCGCCGTCGGTGATCGTCTGCGAGGCGTAGCCGCTGATGGCTTGCTCGAGCAGCGTGCCAAGGTTGGTGTTGGTTGTAGTGCCCCACGTACCGGCTTGGTCGCCGTTACCGATCAGCTCGATTGCAAGGTTGGGGCTGTAGGTCGATGCCATGTGGGCCTCTTAATTCGGAATGATTTTCCAGTTCGGGTCGTTGACGTTGGGGATGACAGTCCAGCCCGGATTGCTCGGCGTGGGGATCTTGCCCCACGTATGCACCACACCCACCCGGCCTTGAGCCAACACGCTGGGAAGCGTAACGCTGATGCTCTTGGTTACCGACCCAACGTAGCCTGTTGCTTGCACGCCAGAGATACCGAAAGCTTTCTCGAACCCTACGTTACCTGCGTACCCTTGGGCACGGTTGCCGGTCAGAGCGAAGCTGCGGGGGCCCACCCCGAGAGTACCGGCCAGACCTGTTGCAAGCACGCCGGTAAACGACGGTTGCAGTGTAGCACCGACAGACCCGCTGAACCCCTTGCCGAGAACACCAGATGCGGCTTGCGTAGCACCGGGCGTAGGCGAGCCAAGCAACCCAGATGCGTAGTTGCCTGTAAGGCCAACCGTGCCGCCTTTCGTGAACCCAAGCGTACCAACAAGCCCGTTCGCACTGACCCCGGACAGGGATACAAAGATCGGCTGAACCGGCGCGATAGTCCCTGCATACCCAGATGCGTAGACGCCAGATAGCGTGGGGACAACCGTAACACCGAGACTGCCAGAAAGGCCAGAGCCGTAGACACCAGAAAGCGTGGGCGCAAGGGTGGAAGCAACCGACCCGGCAATGCCAGAAGACACAACCCCGGTCAGGGCGACAATGGTGCCTTGGCTGTATACAACCGTACCGACAAGTCCAGACGCCGCTACACCAGTAATGCCAAGCGTGTACGAGACGGACAGATTGCCCGCATAGCCATTCGCTACAACACCAGCCGGGGTGATGCCAAATGTTGGCCCAGTCGTGCCAGCAAACCCGCTAGCTTGCGTGCCAGACAGAGTGAAGTTGTATCCGCCAATCACCGCACCGGCGTAGCCAGATGCAAGGACGCCTGTGGCGTTTACATTGATCGTTGGGGTCAGCGCACCGGCGAACCCGCTGGCTTGAGTGCCAGTGAAAGCAGGGGCCGAAGAAGGTGCGAGCAGTCCTGCCAGACCAGCAGCGACTACGCCTGTAAGGGCAACGCTTGTGCCGCTAGATGGCGTGTAGGTGACAATGATCAGGCCATCGCCGCCTTTGCCGCTTGTTCCCGGCGTGGTTGAACCTACAGCGCCGCCGCCGCCGCCACCATAAGCGCCACCTGCGCCCCCGGCAGGATTGGTTGTCGAGCCTGTTCTGCCACCACCGCCCCCGCCACCGCCGGGGCCACCTGTTGGTGTCGTGCCGGTATATGCGGTTCCATTCCATGTGTCGGTTGCGGTGTATTCGACGCTGGTGCCGCCAGTACCGCCCGCTCCAGAAGCGCCAGCGTACCCTCCACCTGCACCTGCGCCATTTGTACCGTTGCCACCTGTTTGACTACCAGAAGTGCCACCAGCCCCTGCGCTAGAACCTGTTTGCCCTGACGCCCCCCCAGCGGCACCATTAACAGTACCCGATGCCGATCCACTGGAGCCAGCGCCATTTTTCCCCCCGGCACCAGAACCGCCCGCACCGCCGCTTGCGCCCGGAGTCCCTGTCGGGCCTCCACCATTACCAGCGTATCCTGCTGCACCACCACCACCACCTGCGCCAGTGGAACCCGCGCCGTTACCGCCGTTACCGCCAGAGAATTTGGTTGTTCCGACGCCAGACGCTGCCGCGCCGCCGGTCGCATTGCCGTTAATGCCGCCGCCGCCGCCTTTTGCCCCGACCGAGGAAGCTGCAAGGTTTGCACCGTTAAACCAAGTATCACCGCCAGCGTTTCCATTAGTGCTGTTTGTGCTAACAGCAGTCCCGCCAGCCCCGACCGCATAGGTAACTGAGTTTCCGGCTGTCAGCGACAGATTACTGATGCGCGAATAACCGCCGCCAGCCCCGGCACCGCCACCGTTTCCAGACGATCCGACTCGACCGGATCCGCCAGCGCCCCACACCTCAATGGTGTTGGCAGCCGAGTTCCAGTCAGACGGAACCGTCCACGAGGTGCCAGCAGTGATGAATATGACTTTGTCGGCCATTACGGCCCCACCGGGCAAAGGAAGCCCGTAGCCTGCGTCCAAGTACAGGACGTGCTTACATTCACCCCGTCAGGGATGGCGACAAGGATGGTGCCGGGATACGGCTGGTCTACGTCAGGATCAGCGACGATGACGTTGGTGACTTGCGTAGTAGCCGTGTCCACAACCGCGCAGTTGCAGATCACGGTTTACCTTAGGTCGTCTGAAGACGGAGCAGGCCAGTCGTGGTCGAGTTCGTCGGCATCGTCAGCGTGAAGGTGCCAGCGGTAATCGTCTGGCTACCGAAGGTGTGTACCGACACAGCACGGTTGCCGTTCGTGCTGTTATAAATCAACACAGTATCGAAAGCAGTCGCTTGGGTCAGATTGGCCCACGACAGATTAGCAGTCGGAGTCCAGTACGCAACTCCAGCCGTAGCTGACGCATTGGTCGCAGTCGGTGAAGTGCCATTGGTAATCGTACCAGCAGCACCGCCTCCAGCCGTGTAGTTTGTGCCGGTGATTTCACCAGTGGCCGAGTACGCAGTCGTCGAAGCGTTCAGCGTAGCCGAAGCGAGGTACAGGGCACCTTTGAAGGTGTTGCCGGTGCCAGTGGTGAAGTTGTGCAAACCTTGCATCAGTTCCGCGAGGAACGAAGTGCACATTGATTGAGTGTTTGCCATGACGGCTCCTTAAGCGAGATGCGTCGCTTCCAGCGACACGGTAGGGAACTTCTTCAGGGTGACATGCGCCGAGCGGTGAACCAACTCGCCATCGAGCCAGTACTCCACCCACGTGGTTTTCTCGTGGTCGTTTTCCAGAAAGCCTGCCTTGCGTTGCAGCAGGTTCTCGTCCATCAGACCCTTGGTCGTCGTTACCATACCCATCAGGCAACCCTCAAAATGGCAGATGTAGAAGAGGCAGTGGGGAACTGCACCGTGAACGTTGCCGTGGAAATCTTGTCCGAACCGAAGTCCAGCACACAGATCGCAGGGTTCGTCGCCCCGTCGTACTTGTAGATCAACGCACCACGCGCAGTAAGCGCAGCATTCCACGTCACGTTGGCGAACGACAGAAACGCAACCGTCGTGTTCACGGTAACCGTCGGCACTTGGCTGATCGTCAACGCTTGCCCGCCAGCCGTGTAGCCCCCGGTGCTCACCTCACCCGTTGAAGTATAGCCTACCGTCGTGTTGTCCAACGTTGCACTGTTGTTGTACAGCGCGATCTTGAACACCTGCGTCGTACCAGTGTTGAAGTTGAACGTCCCGTCAAGCAGGCCAGTCTTGAACCCGTTGCATGCGTAGTTGCCGGTAAATGCCATCAGGTCACCTGCTGCCGGAACTGACCAGACCTGTAGGCATCCTGACGCTCCATGCCGTCTCCCAGACGCTTGGCCATCGCAAGGGCTTCCTTGTACTTGCCCTCGTACAACTGCACCATGTCCGCTTCACCTTTCATGAAGGTGTACGCCTCGATCAGTGATCCGTACAACAGAACAGGGTCGAAGTTGTCCGACAACCATGTCATGCCAGCGGTCACGATGGACTGCGGGTAATAGAAGTAGTGCAGCTCAAGTGTGTAGGTTTTGTCAGGCGTCGGTCCGAGGAAGAAGGTCAGCTCCTGCTCGTTGTTCGACTGCGGACCAAAGAGCGCGTAGTACTGGGGCTGTGCTTGATACGACGCCGTGGGAAACGACTCACGGATGAAGTTGACGTCCTTGTTCAAGAGGTACGCGTAGTCCCCGGTCGAGTCAATGACGGAGATGGAGTACACAGCCAGAAAGTCCAGCGGTGCAGCTACGTACGGATCAGCGGCACCACAAGTGCCAGTCACGTTCTTGCGAAGCGACGGGAACTGAACCGTGTTGTAGATGCGCTCTTCAGCCTGCTGGACGAAGACAGGGATGTTCGCTACGAACGTGGATTCGTAGTTCTGCGTGTAGTCCTGAATCGCTTGCTGAAGGGCTGTGTAGTTCATATCAGGCCATCGGACCGCGCGACATCAAACCCTTGGTAGCAGCACCGGTACCGCGCATCTTGATGCCGGAAGTCTTTGCCGCAGGGCCATCGGTTTGGGAAATACCGCCAACAGACATGTTGAGCGACGAAAGGCGATCACGGCTGGGACCCTTGCCGGGTTGCTCCTTGACCGTGACAGGCTTGCCGCTCATCGTGTGCGGCTTTGCGTAGGCTTCCGCAGGAAGGTTGTTCTTTGCCATGTCAGCGACCCCGACCCGACTTCTGGTTCATCTCACGCGCGATGTTGCGCCCGTGCTGCTTCATGGCCATCGAAGTCACACCGCCCTTCTTCAGCGCCTTGAGGTTGGTGTGCTTGCCCGGATGCTCTTGCGCATCGTGCATGCGGAAGGCTTTCTTGATCATCGCTTTGTCTTGTTTGATGTCATCATGCTTCATGGTGAACCTCTATGTGGTTGCTACGGTAACGGTGCCAACCTGTACAACCAGCACCAAGTTGTTCGGCGTCAGTCCCGCGTCATTTGCTGAAGAGCCGCCCACAGGGTTCCAACCCCACTGAACAATTCTACTACCACCTTCAGGATAGCCGTTAGCGTTTGGCGCAGGCCCCGTGGAGTTGGAGATTTGCAGGCCGCTGTTTCCTGAGACGGTG